GGCGGGGACCGGGCTGACGACGCGCGACGCGCAACGCCGCGATTGATGGCGGCGACGCCGGGGCTTACCTGCTCGTTCCACGGTTTCGACGGCGCGCCTGGGCTCTACGGGGCCGCCTATTTCGAACGGCTCGCTGAAGCGCGTGTGGGGCTCAACCTCAATTCGGATCGCGCCGAGACAGCGACGGAGCGCGCGCCAGCGGAGGAGCTTTATCTATACAGTTCCGACCGCATCGCGCAGCTCGTCGGCTGCGGGCTGCTGACGCTGTCGTTTCGCGTCAACGCGATGATGGAGCTGTTCGAGGACGGCCGCGAGATGGTCTTCGCCGACGATCCCGAGGGGATGCGCGAAGCGGCGCTGCGGTTCAAGCGCGACGACGCGCAACGGCGGCGAATCGCCGAGGCCGGGTGGCGCAAAGCGCACGCGGCCTTCAACGAGCGGCTGGTTGCAGGATTCATGGAGGAGGTGCTGTTCCGGCGGCCGCTGTCGCGCGCTTACGGATGGCCGACCTCGCTGTGGTGAGCGCACCTCGCATCGCTGTGGTGCTGCCTTCGCGCGAGACGTTCACGCTGAGAAAATCGGGCGCGGTGGCGCTCTGCGCGCGCGACTTCGCGCGCTTCAGCCGCTTCGCCGGGCGCATCGACGTGTTTGGCTCGGGGACATGCGAATATGACGATGTTGCGTACCGGCGGCTGACGGGCTGGCGGCGCTGGTGGCGGCGGGATCGCGATTCCTATGCTGGTGCCGTGGCCGAGGCGGCGGTGGATCACGCGCTGATCGAGATTCAGAACCGGCCGCATATGATGGCGAAGCTGCGCCGGCGTCTGCCGAAGACGAAGCTCGCGTTGCATCTTCATAATGATCCGCAGGATATGCAGGGGTCGCGCACGGCGGATGAGCGCGCGCGGCTGCTTGAGATATGCGACGCGGTCTATTGCGTGAGCGAGTTCATTCGAGGGCGGTTTCTGGCCGGCGTTTCGGACCCTGGCGGCAAGGTCGTCGTCATTCTGAACGGAACGCCTCTGCCGGAGCTTGCGGGCGAAAAGGCGCCAATCGTCGCCTACACGGGCCGGATCATCGCGGCGAAGGGCGTGGCGGAGTTGGTCCGCGCCTTCGCGTCGGCGGATCTTGCGGGGTGGCGATTGGTGCTCGCGGGCGGCGATCCCGAGGGGCTGCTGAGTGGGCTTGCGCCTTTGGGAGACAGCGTCGAATGGCTGGGGCAGGTCTCGCACGCCGAGGCTATGGCGCTGCTCGCCCGCGCGGAGATCGCCGCCGCACCCTCGATCTGGAACGAGCCATTCGCGCGCGCGGCGCTGGAGGCGATGGCGCATCAGGCGGCGCTGGTCGCGAGCCGGCGCGGCGCGCTGCCGGAAGTGTGCGGCGAGGCGGCGCTCTATGTCGAGCCGAGCGATGTCGACGGATTCGCCGGGGCGCTGCGGCGGCTGGCGGGGGATGCGAGCCTTCGGCGCCGGTTGCAGGCAGCGGGACGGGCGCGGGCGGCGGGCGCATTCGAGATCAGCGCCGCGACGGCGAGGCTCGATGCGGCGCGGGGACGGTTGCTCGGGGAGAGGTGACGCCAGCGGCTGAGTTGGTCGGGGCAGCAGGATTCGAACCTGCGACCTGAAGTTCCCAAAACTTCCGCGCTACCGGGCTGCGCTATACCCCGCCTTGGGCCGCCGGAAGCGGGTAACATGACCGATCCGGGCAAACAAGCGATTTGCGGGGACGTTTGTCAGCCGGCGCGGACCGGGGAGGGTGAGCGTCGCGAGTGTTCTTGTTTCCTAAAAACAGAAAAATAAGTCTTGACGCTTACGCCGTTTCCGAAGATATTGGCTATAGTGGCGATCTTGCGTTCAGAACCCGGCTTATGCGGCTTTGAACAAAACATGAACACGCGGCTCGCGGTGCGAGCGAATCCGCTCTGCCTTCTTTTGTTCTCCCTTGCAGGACGAGGCGTGAAAATTGCCAACCCTGACCGGCGTCCATCTGCTGCCCGCCACGGGCGAATTCACCTATGATCCCGTCGCCTATCTCGGCCGGCGCACGACCGAGCCGGCGCTCGCGGCGATCAACGCCTATGCCGGCGGCGGGGCGACGACGGACTATTCGATCGCGATCAACCAGCTTCAGACCGAGCATCCCGAATGCGCGACCGTGTCGCTGGTTTGTGCGTGGTTCTGCGACGGGCTGACGGCCGGGGCGTGCAACGTCTATCCGACGACCACCTACATCGGCGGAGCTTTCCAGCAGGCGGCCGGCGGCGCGGACGTGTGGCGCTGCTCCTCGCTCAACCAAGCGAGCCACGGCCTCATCCCGATGGCGACGGCGAGCGATGGGACCTTCGTCTACGCAGGCACGCCGAGCGACCAATCAATCGTGCGTTGTCTTCGCGACCTCAAGGTGCGCGGCTTCAAGGTCGTGTTCTATCCATTCCTGCTAATGACGGCGCCGGGACTGCCGTGGCGTGGCGAGATCGGCTATTCGCCTGATCTCTCCAGCGCGGCGGAGGCGGCGGTCAACGCCTTTCTCGGCTCGGCGGCGACCTCTCAGTTCACGCGCGACAGCGTTAATCTGACGGTCGGTTATTCGGGATCGGCGACGGACTGGACCTATCGCCGCATGATCCTGCACTACGCCAATCTCTGCGTGGTCGCGGGCGGGGTCGATCTGTTCGTCATCGGCTCCGAGTTGCGCGGGCTGGAGACGATCCGCGGACCGGCCTGGACCAAGGCCGGGACGACGGACGGATCGGGCCATGCGGTCTGGGACTATCCATTCGTCGCGGGGCTCGCGCAACTCGCAAGCGACGTGCGCGGCGTATTCGACGCGGCGGGACTTACGCGCAATCTTTCGACGCTCGCGAACCTCATCGCCTATTCCGCCGACTGGTCGTCCTGGATGGGCTATCAGCATGCGGGCGAGAATGGGCAATGGCCGCATCTCGACAGTCTCTACGCCTCGCCTGCGATCGACTTCGTCTCATTCGACAATTATCTGCCTCTGTCCGACTGGACGACGGGGACGGGCGGGCTGGACGCCGCCAACTGGCAGGCGTCGCCGCCGCGGAGCTGGCCGACCGCGGCGCCCTCGACACGCGGCTTCGGCCTCAGCGGGCCGCCGACGATCTACTCGACCGCCTATCTGCAAGCCAATATCGAGGGCGGCGAGAAGTTCGATTGTTATTACGGCGACTCCGACAACGCCGGCGCCGGCGACGACCCGCTGGGCTCCGGGCTCATGGTCTCCAAGCCGCAGGGCGACCGGGCGTCGCAAGCGCGCCAGAACTATTGGGCGGGCCAGGAAATCCTCGCCAACAAACAAGTGCGCTGGTGGTGGAGCAATCCGCACTACGCCATCTACGACGCGGGGTCCGGCTGGAACGCGCAGGGACCGCAGACGGCTTGGGCGCCTCAATCGAAACCGATCCTGTTTCTGGAATACGGCGTCCCGTCGGTGGATAAGGGGACCAATCAGCCGAACTTGTTCTACTCGCCCTCTTCGAGCGCAAGCGGCACGCCGTTCTGGTCGATATGGTCGAGCACTTCGGGCGGAAAGTTGCTGCCGCTGCGCGACGACACTATCTCGGAGATCGCGCTCGACGCAATCTATTCCTACTGGCAGGCCAACAACGCCAGCGCCGGCGGCGTGCCGATGATCCAATGGAAGTTCTCGTGCGTCTGGAACTGGGATGCGCGGCCTTTTCCCGCCTTTCCGGCGCTGTCCAGCGTCTGGGGGGACGCCGTCGACTGGGCTTACGGCGACTGGCAGGGCCCCGGCCGCGCGCCGACGCCGCCGCCTGCGGCTTCCGGCGATCCCTCGCCGGGGGCCTATCCGAGCTTTCCCGCGCTTCAAGCCATTGGCTGGTCTGCCCACGTGCGGCCGCGCTTCGCCACGGGTATCGCGGGCCACGCAAGCGGGCGGGAAAGCCGTGCGCTGTCGCGGGCGCTGGCGGTCTACGACATCGAGTTGAGCTATGACCTGCTTCGCGCCGACGCCGACGCCGAGTTGCAGGCGATCGCCGGGTTTTACGCCGATATCGGCGGGCAGGGCGGCGCGTTCTGGCTGGCGCCGCCGGGCTTGTCTCTCGTCACCGGCCAGCTTCTCGGTGCGGGCGACGGCGTCACGACGAGTTTTGCGCTGAAGCGCGGCCTCGAGGGCTACGCCGAGCCCGTGCAGGCTACTAGCGGCGTCTCGGCGGTCTATCTCGGGGGCGTCGCGCAGGGCGCGGGCTGGAGCGTGACGCCGGGCTTCTGTCCCGCCATCGACTTCGTCGCGCCGCCGCCGGCGGGCGTGACGGTGAGCGCGGACTTCGGCGTCATGTGGCTCTGCCGCTTCGCCGAGGACGTGGCCGACCTCGAAAACTTCATGACGCTGCTCTGGCGCTGGGGAAGCGTGAAATTGCAGACGGTGAGGGCCTGAAACTCATGAACCTTCTTCAAAAACCCAGCGAGCGACGCCCGTGAGCGCGCCCCCCCTTTTTCCCTCCCTCGCCGGACAGGGTTGGAGCGTGCGCAAGAAACCCACGTTCTCGACGATCGTCGCCGGCCATGTCTCCGGGCGCGAAGTGCGCGACGCGCTCTACGCCAATCCGATCTGGCAATTCGAGCTGACCTTCGACGGCCTCGACGGCACGGCCGCCGGCCAGTATGGCGGCCTCGGATCGTCGTCCCTGCAAAGCCTTATGGGGCTCTATCTGCAATGTCAGGGGCAATATGGGTCGTTTCTCTACTACGATCCCAGCGACTACGCCGTCAGTGGGCAAGCGTTCGGGATCGGCGACGGGACGACGACGACCTTCCAGCTTCAGCGTTCGCTCGGCGGCTTTTCCGAAGCGATGTCGCAGCCCTTCACGGCGAGCGCGCCGAGTTTGTTTCAGGTCGCGGGCTCGCCGGCCTTTTACGCGCCAAACAATCTCGCCAACTATTCCGGAGATCTCACGAACGCGGCATGGGGGAAGGTCGGCGCCAGCGTGACAAGCGGCGTCAGCGATCCTTTCGGCGGAACTTCCGCGCAAACGATCACCGCGACCGCGGCGAGCGCTTACTTTCACCAGTTTCAGGCCGTCAGCGGCGCGAACTACGTCTCGTCGATGTGGGTGCGACGGCGCACCGGCTCAGGCGTCGTGAGCCTATCCGATCCCGCTCATGACGGAACCTACGCTAAGCTGGCGCTGACCTCCGCGTGGCAGCGCTTCTCGATCGCGGGCGCCCCGGGCGGCGCCTATGTCCACAGCCTGCTGCTGCTGGCGACGAGCGGCGACGCGGTGGACGTCTACGGCCCGCAATTGGAGCAATCGCTGGTCTCGACGCCGGGACCTTATTTCCAGACGCTGGTTAGCGACTATTGCGGCGGGCCGTGGATCACCGTGGGCGGGAGCCTGGTCGATCCCAGCGCGTATAGCATCGCCAATGGCGCGGTGACGTTCGCGACGGCGCCGGCCAGCGGGGCCGCGCTCGCGTGGACCGGCTATTTCGGCTTCCTGTGCCGATTCGACGGCGACGATCTCGATTTCGAACAGTTCATGGCGAACCTTTGGCGCGCCGAGAGCGTGAAGTTCAGATCCCTGAGGGCGCAATGAAAGCGACGACTTCGGCGGTTCTCGCCGCGATCAACGCCGCCCGCGCCGCGCCTGACGCACAACTCGCCTTCGCCGAGTGCTTCTCCTTCACTTTAGCGACTGGAACGACGCTTAACTGGACTAACGTCGATCTTCCCGTCACCTACAACGGCGTCACCTTCTCCGCGACGGGGCCGCTGGTGCAGGGCCTCAAATACAAGGCCAGCGTCGGCCTCGAGGTCGACAAGCAGCAGATCGTCATCGCCGCGCGGCCGACCGACCTCATCTCAGGCAACCCGGTCCTCAACGCCATTCGCGAAGGCGCCTTCGACGGAGCAACCGTGCAGCGCGACCGCGTGTTCCTTACCGCCATCGGTGGCGCGGTGATAGGAGGCGTAACGCTATTCCACGGCCGGGTGTCGACGGTTGACGGCGTTGGGCGCACGCGGGCGCAGATCACGGTCGCGAGCGATCTCGTCGTGCTCGACTACGACATGCCGCGCAATGTCTATTCGCCGACCTGCGTGCATACGCTCTACGATTCCGGCTGCGGCGTGATCCGCGGGACCTATTCGGCGACCGGGACCGTTGGCGCGGGCTCGACGGCGGGTCTCATCAACACGAGCGTCGCGGCCTCAGGCCATGCGCAGGGCTCGATCATCTTCACCAGCGGCGCCAACGCCAATGTGCGGGCGACGGTCAGGAGCGTGGTCGCGGGCGCATCGCTGACGCTGATGTATCCGCTGCCCGCGCCGCCGGCCGTGGGCGACGGCTTCACGGTCGCATTCGGCTGCGACCACACGCGCGGGACTTGCGCGGGCAGGTTCAACAATCTCGGGAATTTCCGGGGCTTCCCCTTCGTGCCGCCGCCGCAGATCGCCTACTAGGGCAATTGGATTTGGCGTTGCGAGAGAAGCGATCCGATTGATAGGGACTCGATCACCGAACCGTGGATTGCTCCGCTTAGCTCGCAATGACGGTTCTACCTGCTCGACGATTGCTCTAGGCGGCCTCCGCCGCGATCGCCGTAAACCCTGCTTCAACTCCAGACACCGGACGGTCGCCGATGATTGATCCGACGCCGATCTCCCGCTCGCGCGTCGTCGAAGCCGCGCGTGCGTGGATCGGCACGCCCTACCATCACATGGCCGATCTCAGCGGCGTCGGCGTCGATTGCGCGATGCTGCTGGTGCGCGTGTTCTGCGATCTCGGCTTCGTCCCGCGTTTCGATCCGCGACCCTACACTCGCGACTGGATGCTGCATCGCGACGACGAGCGCTACCTCGGCTTCCTCCTCGCCTCGGCGCGCGAGGTCGAGGCGCCGCGGCAAGGCGATGTGATTCTGTTTCGCGTCGGCCGCTGCTACGCCCACGGAGGCATCGTGACCCTGCCCGAACCGCTGACGATCCTGCACGCCTTTGCGCCGGCGGCGCGCGTGATTGAGGAGCCCGTCTCGCGCAACGCGCAGCTCGCCGCACGGCGCAGCTCCGCCCGCTTTTTCTCGCATTGGAGCGTCTGATATGTCGGCGCTGTTCGGCCATTCCCAGATTTCGACCAAACCGGATTACACCGGCCTCCAGTTGCAGACCGCCGTCGCGACGCTGCCGATCCCGATCTGCTACGGGCGGCAGAAGCTCGCGCCGAACGTGGTCTTCTATGCGAACTTCCGCACGCAAGACGTGAAGAGCGGCAAGGGCGGTCTGTTCGCAGGTCCGACGGCGAGCTACAACTATACCGCCGACATCATCATGGCGCTTTGCGAGGGCCCGATCTCAGGGATCGGTTACGTCTGGCGCGACCAATCGACATACACGCTTGCCGATCTCGCCCTCAATCTGTTCGAGGGGACAACGCCGCAGGTGGCCTGGAGTTATCTCTCGACCGCCTACCCCAACCAGGCGCTGGCCTATCAGGGCACGGCCTATGTCTGCGCAGCCAATTATCAACTCGGCAGCGCAGCCGACGTCGGCAACCACAATTTCGAGGTCGTCGGAATCCTCGCGGGAACCGGGATCAACGGCGTCGACGCCGATCCCGCGCAGGTGATCTACGACTTCCTCACCAACGCCCAATATGGCGCGGGCTTCGACGCCGGCGCCATCGATCTCACAACGCTTTACGGCTCCGGCGGCGACGCCTCGCTCCAGACCTATTGCAACGCGATGGGCATCGCCTTCTCGCCGTTGCTGTCGAGCCCGGAGCAGGGCTCCTCGACGTTGACGCGGTGGCTGCAACTCACGAATTGCGCGGCGGTGTGGTCGGGCGGGCGGCTGAAGTTCGTTCCCTACGGCGATCTCCCGATCTCCTCCGGCCATGTGACGAAGAACATCTCCTCGCCGATACCGATCCCCGGGCAGGAGAGTAACGGGAGCTTTCCAACGCCGGCCGTCGTCGTCTCGACGCCGGCGAATTTCGTCTCCGACGGGGGCGTCGTCTACACCTTCACGGGGACGGCGTTGACCTATATCGGGACGGCATCGCCGAGCGCGCCGGGGCAATATGGCGTTTCCCCGGCCGGGACTTATCTGTTCCACATCCACGATCAGGGCTCGCCGGTGACAATCACCGCGACGGTGAACATCCCCGTCTCGTATGTCCCGAACCTGGCGCCGGCCTACGCGCTGACCGATCTCGATTTCATCTACGAAAAGGGCGGCAGAGACCCGGTGCAGGCGCATCGAGTCGATCCCTTCAGCCTGCCGACGATCCAGCGCATCGAGTGTCTGTCGCGCGACAACCAATATGGCTCGACGCCCGTCGAGGCGCGCGACCAGTCACAGATCGAGCTCTACGGTCCGCGCGTGGGCTCGACGATCCAGGCCAACGAAATCTGCGACGAGAATGTGATCGGTCCGATCGTTGCGCAGACGATCTTGCAACGCGGGCTCTATGTGCGCACGCATTTCACGTTCAAGCTGAGCTGGGAATATTGCCTGCTCGACCCGATGGATATCGTAACCATAACGGACGCCAATCTCGGGCTGTCGACCTATCCCGTGCGCATCACGACGGTTGAGGAAGACGACAAGGGCCTGCTCTCGATCTCGGCCGAGGAGCTGGTGCTCGGGGTCTCGACGCCGGGGACCAACCCTTCGAGCGGGGCGGTGTCGTTCCAGCCCAACCAGGGCGCGGCGGCGACCTCAATCAACGCGCCGTTGATCTACGAACCGCCGCCGGCGCTGACCGGCAATATCACTCAAGTGTGGGTCGGCGCGAGCGGTGGCTCGGGCAGCGTCGCCGACCCGAACTGGGGCGGCGCCTACGTCTGGGCGAGCGTCGACAACGTAACCTATTCGCAGATTGCGACGATCACCCTACCGCTGCGCCAGGGCGTACTGACATCGAGCCTCGCCAGCGCCAGCGGCTGGGATACGTCCGATACACTCGCGGTCAATCTCGGCGAGAGCGGCGCCACTTTGTCGGGCGCAAGCGCGGCGAGCGCACGGGCAGGCGCAACACTCAGCCTGGTCGGCGGCGAGTTGCTCGCCTATGAATCGGCGACGCTGGCGGGCGCGAACGCCTATAGTCTGAGAGGCTTGCAACGTGGCTTCGCCGGTACGACGGGCGCGGCGCATATGGCCGGAGCTCCGTTCGCGCGGCTCGATTCCGCGGTGGCGAAGTATGATCTGCCAGACACGTGGATCGGCGTGCCGCTATATTTCAAGTTCCAGTCGTTCAACGTGTTTGGCGCGGGTGTCGAGGAACTCTCCGCCTGTATCGCCTACGCGTATACGCCCAACGGTTCGGGCGCGCTCGGTCCTGTCACACAGGCGCTCCTGGTCGGGACCAATCTCGATTTCGGGGCTGTGACCGATATTGCGACCGAGACCGACGACTGGGGCGGCGTCACCGTTTCAACCATAGCCGAGATCGACCTCGGCAATGTGACGAGCTGACGCGCCGTTTTCCTCCTGCCATTCGGGGCCCTCATGAGCGTCCAGGTCAAACACCGCCGCGACACCGCGGCCAATATCGCCGCATTCACGCCCGCACAGGGCGAGCTCATCGTCGATACGACAAACAACCGCGTCATCGTCGGCGACGGCGCGACGGCGGGTGGGATCTCGGCCGCCAAACTGAGCGAGGCCGGAGCAGCAGTCGGCGCCAATGGCTCCGCGCTCGGGCTCAACGTCTCGGAGATCGCGTTGACCGGCCTCTCCGGCGCGACCGTGACGGCGACCAACGCCATCCCCGCCGGGGCGCTGGTGATCGCCTGCGCGGTTCGCGTGACGACGGCGATCACCGGCGCGACATCGTTCTCGGTCGGCTACACGGGTTCGACGAGCGCGTTCGGCTCAAGCCTCTCCGTCGCGGCGGGTTCAACCAACAACGGTTTGATCGGGCCAAATCCTTTCTACAGCGCAACGAATGTGGTCCTTACAGCGGCCGGCGGCAATTTCTCCGGCGGCGCGGTCCGGCTTTCGCTGATGTATCTCAGCGTCACGCCGCCGGCTTCCTGACGCACGCCCGCGATCTTCAAGGAAAACCCAAATGCTGAAACACTGGCTCATCGCCGGCGCGATGTCGCTCGCGCTCGGCGGCGCTGCTCACGCGCAGACCTATCGCGACAGCAACGGCACGACGGCTCCGGGCATCGTTCCGCTCATTGGTTGCTCGACCGGCGGCAAGTGCGCGGGGCCGGCTTCTCCGACCAATCCGATCCCCGTCGCGCCTCAGCCACTCTTCAGGGGCTCGACGGGGCGCGACTACAGCGCCAACCAGCCGACGCCGCCGAACGTCGGCGGCAACTTCGGCGCGACCGGCGCCTACGCCAATTATGTCCTGATCGCCACCGATCCGGCCAATCCGTACCGCTTCTCGCTCGACGTCGAGAACACCAGCGGCGCGCAGATCGTCGTTGTGCTCGATGACGGGACGGCGGCGAGCGGATCGGCGCCGAACAACGCGAGCGTATTTACTCTGGCGGGCGGGGGGACGGTTGGAAGCCAGGGCGCCTCGTGGACCTCACAGGACGAAAAGGGCCGCATTCAGGTCCACGCGCCTTCCTCAACGGCGCAAGTTTCTGTCAGGGAGAATTGAGGCCGCCATGAAGAGACACCGCAATTCTCTCATTGCTCGCGTGCTTGCGGTCGCCGCCGGGCTCGGCGCGGCTTGCGGCGCGGCCAGCGCGGCGAATCCGCCGCCGTTCAACGCCAACTCCCCGATCACCATCGGGGGCGCGACCACGACGGCCGGGCAGGCGATCGGCGCCAGTTCGTCCGGGGTCTGGCGCAATATTGCGACGAGGGTCAATTATCCCAATCTCGCGCCTTCGGACGGGTTCAGGAATTCGGTCACGAGCCGGCTCTATTTTCCGCTGGCCACCAGGGGCCAGATATCAGCAATCCGGGTCTGCTATGGCGATTTCGGCTTCAACGGAACGCAGACTTATGAGCAGAACGCTACTTATCCGCTGACGATCACCGCCTCGGTCGAGTTCAACACGAGCACCCCGGCCGGCGTCTGGTTTCCCGGCGGGACTGGGGCAACGCATCAGATTCCGCTCTCGTTTCACGGCGGCAGTTCCGCGTCCCTGTCGGTCGGCGGCGCCCCTGTCTGTTCGGAGCCTCTCTACTATCCCTTCGTGTCGCCGCAATCCCTCTATGTGTGGACTTACGTCAGTTCGACCGGCGGATGGGTCGCCAACAACGGTACACGCAACGCCTACCACGAAACCGTCAACGATGGGGCGTTCAACGTCAACTCGGCGAGCCTGGCGTCGGCGACGACGCAGACTTTCACAATCTCGCCGACTTCCACCACCAGCGTCAGCCTCCTTCCCATCGTCGGAGCCTTCGCCATCACCGGTCCCGGGATCACGGGCACGGCGACGGCGACCTGCTCGGGCGGAACAAGCACGATCACCGGGACCGGCATTTCCTCGGGCTCGCTCAATGCTTGACAGGCGCCGTCAGCCTGACCTTTCCGAGCACCGTGTCCGGCGCCTTCACGATAGCGGGATACGGAACGGCGGCCGGCGCCGATGAGACGCAAACTTTCGGCCCGTCGGATCTAACCCAGGCCTACACGCCGGTGTTCGGTCCTTCCTCGATCGAAGCGCTGCTCGCGCCGGAATCGAACAAGTTCCCGTATTCGATCCTCGCGGTCGGCGACAGCATCATCACAGGTATCGGAAATAGCGACACCTCACTCAGCTTTCTGGACTACAGCGTCCAGTCGTCCATCGGCAATTACGTTACGGCGACTATCGGCATCGAGAAAATCTCGCAGCCGTCGGAGACGATGGCCAACTTCCTTGCGAACAACTACCGGCGGTTCAAGCTTACTGGCGGGAGATTCGACGAGATCGTTTCGAACTACGGCGCCAACGATATGGCGGGCAGTCCGACACTCGCTTCGATGCAGGCGAACTATCTGGCGCTTTGGTCCTTCCTCGCTCAGATGACGCCGCACGGCTTCAAGGATGTCTATCAGACATCGATCCTTCCCCGGAGTTCGTCCGCTTCTTCGAACTCGCCTTACAATTCGAGTTTCGCATCGGGCTCCAGTTTGAGGAACCAGATCAATGCGTGGATATGCAGCCAGGTTGGCGTGACCATCGGCGGCTTCATCGACACGTCCTATCCCGTCGAGTCCTCCCCTGGGTCCTGCGCGGGGACGGGAAGCGGTCAGTGGTCGTCGCTATCTCTCACGGCGGACGGCACGCACCTCAGCAACGCCGGACACCTGGCCGTTGCGGGCTATGTCGGCGTCGCGGGGACCAACCCCAGCCCGGCCTTCGTGGGGCATTGAGGCGCAGAGAGCGCATCCCTCTAGCAATCGATTTCTTAGTATCTCAGAGGCTCGCATGATCTCCGCCATGCCGCGCGTCGTCCAGCGGCCGACTCCCAATTATTCGCCGGTTTTCATCAGACATGATCTACTGATCGCCCATATGATGGAGGGCGGTTACGCGGGCTCCGTCGCCTGGTTGTGCCGACCCGACTCGGCCGCGTCGGCGCATCTGTGCATGAGCGAGGACGGCGCCGAGATATCTCAGCTCGTGCCGCTGCAATATAAGGCCTGGGCGGAATGCGCGTTCAACGGGCGCGGCGTCTCCCTCGAAATCCCTGGGCGAACCGGCGAAGGCATTCCCGAGGCGCGCTGGCGCGCGGCGGCGCTCGTGTTTGGCTGGCTCTGCGTCGCCTATGACATTCCACCGGTCTGGGCTAAGGGCGGTCAGGGGCGCGGGCTCTGTCAGCACCACGATCTCGGCGCCGAGGGCGGCGGGCACGTCGATTGCTCGGCGGTGGGATCGCCTGAATGGCTGGCCTTCGTCGGCATGGTCGAGGCGGCGCGCGACGAATTCCTCAAGGCGCCGCTGCCGCCCTTCGCGCTGCATGGGCCGCCGAACCCGCATCAGGCGCAGTTCCCGCCGGATGCAGCGGCGGAGCCGAGTCACGGCGGCGCGGCGCGCAACGGGCCCGGCGATGGGCCAGCGCATCCCACGGACTCGGGCTTCCCGCATGGTTCGGTCGCGGATCTGCAATGGCGGCTCGACAAGACGGGCGCGTCGCTGAAAATCGACGGCTTTGCGGGTCCGCTGACTCGCGCCGCCGTCGCAGCTTTCCAGCAGCGCTGTGGCTTTCTTGTCGACGGCCTAATGGGGCCCAAGACCTGGGCGGCGCTCGATGCGGCGACCACGGCATGACGTTCGGCGCGTGGCTCTCCTTTGCCGCCATCGCGGCAGCCGACGTCGTCTGTCTGATCCGGCGCGCGGGACATCTCGACCCATGATCTCACATTCATCGCTCGCCGAAATCGCGGCGAATGTCTATCGCGAACCGTGGTCGAGCACGGTCGCCGTCGATGTCCACTATGCACTGCTGCCGCGAGAAAACGAGATCGTAGTCGCGCTGTCCGGCACGCATCCGACCGACGTTCTCGATTGGTTGCGCGATTTCTCGTTCTGGCCGACGTGGGTCCGAGGGATCGGCTATGTGCATTCCGGCTTCGGCCTCGGCGCACGCGCGGCGTGGGAGCGGATGGCGGCGATCCTGTCGACCGACAAGCTCATAACCTTCACCGGGCATTCGCTCGGCGGGGCGCTGGCGATCTGTCTGGCGGCGACCCACGCCTGCGAGCGGCCGGATGTCGCGTTCCGCGTCGTCACGTTCGGAGCGCCGCGCGTCGGGTTTCTGTTTCCCTGGATCGGCCACCGGCTGCGTTCCGCTGTTGAGCGCACGCAATATGCGAGGGTCGGCGACTTGGTGCCTAACGTGCCGACGCGGCCTTATCTGCACGGCGGCAGGTTGACAAGGATCGGCGCGAGCGTCGGCGACGTCGTCGCCGATCACGCGATCGCGCGCTACGGCGCCGATTTGCGGGCGCTCGGCCTCTAAGCCCTCGACTGCGCGCGCGGTTTGCTCGGCGGTCGATTCCGCGTCGCGTTTGCATCCCCCTCGATCGCCGCATCGGGTGAAAAATGTCCAGCACCGTCATCGCGGCGAGTTCGCTTGTCGCGGACGCCGAGCCCTACGTCGTCGCCCTCGTCGGCGTCGTCGTCACCGCCGTCGGCGCTTTCCTCTCCTCCGAGATCAGGCGCTACACCGGCCTCGCCGTCGATCAGGCCATCCTCGCCAAGGTCGAGAAATACATCGAGGACAAGGCGGCCCAACAGATAGCCGCGGCGGCCGACAATCTCGCCCGCGCCGAGATCGACGTGAAGTCGCCGATCGTCGCCGACATCGTGGCCAAGATCGTCGCCGCGATCCCCTCGGAACTCGACGCCGCCGGGCTGACCCCAACCGCAGTCGCGCACAAGCTCGCCGCAGCCTTCGGCCGCCTTCAGGCAGGCATGACCGCCGCGGCGCCCAAGATCAACTGAAAGAGAGAACCCATGACTCTTGCCGCCCGCAAGTATTCGATCCTCGGTCTGGTCGTCGCGCCGTTCCTCGGCGCCGCGACGGCGCCCGCCGGCTGCAACGAGGACGTGACCAACGCGCTCAACACCGTCCACGCCGATCTCGCCAACATGGAAACGGCGGCCGGTCAGAGCCTCGCCACCGGCTGCGCCTTCGCGCCGATCCTGGAGGCTGACGTCAACGCCGTCGTCGCGCTGGCCAAGCTTTCGTCGCAGCAGGAGAGCGACATCCAGTCGGCCGAGGCGCTTGTCGCCACCGTATGCCAGAACCCCACTGCGACCAACTCGGCCGCGTTGATCGCCAAGGTTGGCGCGGCTATCGCCGAAGTGCAGGCTATCCAGAGCGGCGCGGCGCAATGAGCTTTGGAAGCCTTATGGCGGCGGCCCTGCGGGGCGTCGCGAATGTCGCGGGAGGCGCGGACTCGTCTGGCCCCGTCGCCGATGTCTCCACGGCGGTCGGCGCCGCCGTCGCCGTACTGAAGGAGATCGAAGCGCGGAAGCTTACGATCGCGGACGCCGCGGGCTTCGCCAACGCGGTCCAGCAAATCCTCGTCGATCTCGGGATCGAGCCGGGGATCGTGTTCGAGGCGAGCAAGCTGTTGGAAGCCATCGCGCCGGCGTTCATCAGTGCGTGGCGGTCAGGCGTCATCACGGGCGGCTATCCCGACATCGTCGGCCAAGAGAACGACTCGAACTTCAAGAATCGATGAGAGGAAAAACATGGCCGACAGCAGCGATAGCTGGGGCGGGTTGGCCCTTCTGCAACTGGCGCTGACGGGCGTCGGAATGATCTTCTCGTTCGTCGTCGGCGCCTGGACCCGGGGCGCGTCGGCGGGAAAGTCGCAGGGTGGCCTCGACGCCCGGATGATCGCCCTCACAGAGCGCGTCGCGCGGCTGGAGCGGCGCCACGACAATGTCGACGACAAGATCGGCTCGATGGCCGAGCGCATAGCGCAGATGCCGACGCGCGCGGAAATGGCGGAGGGCTTCGATCGGCTCGAAAGCAGGTTCGACATCTTGATCCGAGTCCGGGAAAGCTGAAGAGCGGGAAGGACGCCGCTCTTGCGCGGGCGGGGCTTGCGCGTCGGCGTCGCCGACCTGCGGCGTGGCGGGTTCTACTGGATTTGAGTCTAACATCTGTCGTTCGCCCCGTCGGCCGTCTTGGCCGGCGGGGCTTTTTCACATTGCGGTCACGCGGGCCGCCGTTGCAAGGCGCGCCTTTTTCCCAGTCGGCCAGATCGGCGCGCCCATTGTCGAGACGCGGCGCATCAAGTAAACCCGGCAGGGGGAGCCTTCGAGCCGAACGCGCGCCGCATCGCCTTGCGTCGGTTTGGCGTCCGAATGCCCCGGGCAAGAGGCTGAAGGTCGGCATGACGGCGCGTATATATCTTCCCGCTCGGTCCGCGATGCAGTCGGGGCAGGGGAAGGACAGTTGGGTCCTTGTGTACGAGCCCGAGCGGCCGCGCGAGATCGAACCGCTGATGGGCTGGACGAGTTCGTCGGACATGAAGTCGCAGGTGACGCTCAGGTTCGAGTCGAAGGAGCAGGCGATCGCCTACGCCGAGCGCAACGGCATCGCCTACCGCATCGAAGCGCCGAAGCCCGAGAGCCGGAAGATCATTTCGTATTCCGACAATTTCCGCTACAACCGACTGGCGCCCTGGTCGCATTGAGGGCGCAGGGCTCCGTAGCTCAGTCGGATTAGAGCAGCCGCCTTCTAAGCGGCAGGTCGCAGGTTCGAGCCCTGCCGGAGTCGCCAAGGATTTCAGAGAGTTACTTCTAGGGCTCGGTTTCAAAACAGCGTTAATTATGGTTCCGGGTAACATTCGGGGTAACAGCCGATGTTTGGCCAGCCTGAGCCCAGCCGCTTCAAGGAATGGGTGAATACGTTCGCGATTGCCACGATGACGGTGGCTTCGCTTGCGACCAGTGTGATGGCGGTTGCAATCTTCCTTTTCCTTCAGCGCGGCAACGAACCAACGGACTCAGAAGTGCAACCCGAGGAGCCTCACCACCACGGATGGGGCTACGCTCGTCGGACGTGGCGTCCGGCTTCGGGTGCCGAGACCGATACAGGTCGCGCCGACGAGAGTGTAAGCGCGAGCTATTTCAACAAACCAGATATACTATACGTAGACGAGCCAACAGAAATTAAGCTGATCATAGTGGAAAAAGAAATTGATGGCGAAAAGCTTGCATTCCAATTTACGAATTTAGACGGAGAGGTTGAGGAAAAGGACGTAGCTATAGAATCGTACCTCAAGGCACAGTTAAGCGCTCCGGCTGGGATGATCGATATTAAGGCAATAAATGACGGTTTGCAAGAAGTCGCAAAAGGAAAGATTACTTACTTCACATGGTTTGCTACGCCACGCAAACTAGGCACCATTCCGATCCGATTGGATTTGTTTACGCAAAAGAGCCCTGGCAATGACCAGTTAGCGCAACCCGTAGAAGTCATGCAGGAGAAATGGTACGCTGACGCTAGGGGCGTTCGCTGGCTGACTTACAACCTTGAGGAATTGGACCCGGTCACCAAGGCGATAGCTGGCGCAGGGGGCGCTGTGGTCGCCTTTCTAGGGTTCTTCGGCATAAAATCCGCTCGCGATCTACTCAAAACAAGGGGCAATGATCAGTCGAAGAGCGAGCCGTCGAGCTGAATACCGACACCAACGCGATCCTCGGCGACCTAATCGAGCGGCCGCCCCTTGGCGACATGGCCGCAGTGCTTGACCGGCTTTTGCATGATGACGAAGCCGCCTTTTTCGAGCACCTCCACGAGCCGCTCGGCGACAATCCCGCCATTGTCTCCGCCGACTGATACTGCCCCCTCCGCTCGTTGCGCGTCAGCGCGAGCGTGTTGCGACTGTCGTCACAGGGGCAAGGACTTCGCCGTGCTGCGGTAGACCTTTTGCGTGCTCCGCATGCTACAAATGAGATTGACCATCGCCGGTTCCGCGATGCGTCGCCGAAGGAGACCCTTCATGCCGTGCAGAACCCTGAGTCTCGCACTCGTCTCCGCCGCCCTGGGCGTCGCCGCCCTCACGGCCACCCCCGCCACCGCAGACTACATCTCGATGTGGGACAGCGGCAGCGATCAAGCTTGGCACGATCATTACAATGGAGCCAGTGGCGGCTATGCTAACTGGAACGGCGAACCCGGTAATGCTCCGCCGGAGGTAGTGGCCGGCGCCGTTCTCGTCTGCCCGATGGGCTACACACTCGGCCCGGACCAAGTTACTTGCTGGCCCCACTGAGGCGTGGCCTCCGCCAGCGGCGGGTGCAAACGAAAGAGCCCCGCCGATGGCGCGGCGGGGTTCGGCGACTGCGACCGGGGTAAATGCAGCGCCTTTCAGTGCTTGCTATGTCGCACAAACTCTCAGGCGCCGCGGTGGTGAAAGTCACTTGCGCGCGACGAAATGAGAGCGGCCCGACGTTCACGAGACGCCGGGCCGCAGCGCTGCGCTCCTCCACGCAACGCAGTCCGCGGGTGGACCAAGCGCGCAACTAGCCGGGCGACATTTCCGGCGGATAGACTCCGCGTTAAATTCTGGACACCCCGCCAAGACGCAAACAAAGAGCCCCGTCGGGCAGCGGCGGGGCGAGTCTGCTAGGGGGCACTTCGCGCCGCGGGGGCAAGAGCGGCGCACAGACCTAACGCGGTTGCCGCCGGAATTATTCGGCGCCGATCGCATATCGAGAACCAGTCCCGGCCATATCCCAGGCGCAGCATCACCACACCGAGGCGAGCCGCCACTACGTTGAGAAGCACAGCAAATAACCAAATCGCGCCGCGTTAGGCGGCGCTCTCGCGCGGCGCCCGGCGCATGGTTCAGCGATGGCGGCGAACCCACGGCGTCCGGCGGGCGGCGGGACGTATATGAACCCCACCGTTTTCGGGGCGGGCACGCAAGTTCGGCTGGCGCGCCCTGGCCAGACTCTTCGCACTTCGCCTGTCGCGGCGAACAGCGCCAACGCCGCCCGGCATATTATCGTGCGGTTCGGGGTGTCGGGCCGCCGCAAGTTTCGATTGAACGCCCGTTCCGCCGCAACCCGCCTCTCCCTTTACAAGGCGCCGTTTCTCGCCCGCACAAGAAACCGGAAGCAACCCAGCGCGCGCGTTAACCAACCTGCCAGGCTCTCGCCATTAAAATTGTAAATGAGCAATTAAGGACGTGACAAGCAAGGCGGTTAAATATTAGTTATCGCTCCTCTAAGTTGCGGAGCGCAACCTGTCGAAGCGGGCGAATGGGACGCGTCTTCGGCGCGTTGCGTGGCGTTCGGATCTGTTGAATTCAGCAGGTTTCTGGTCGCGCCGCGTTAACTATGGGTTCCCGCCTGGAGCTCTTGCGTGCCGAGACTGTATTATGCCGCGCCGAATGCCAGCGGCGAGTATGTAATCTGGGTAACGGACGGAACAAAGGCCGGAACGCGTAGCATATTCACCGGCTCGCAGAACTTCGGCGCGCAAAGTCCCTATGGATTCACCACGCTCGACGATGACGAGATCTTCGCGGCCGTGGATCCCACGGGGTACGTCGGCGTCTGGGTGACGCAGGGAACCGGCGCATCGACTATCGAACTCATTTCCGGGAAGCAGGGGACTTCGCTGCTCAGCCCGCAACAATTCTCGCTCGTCGGCTCGGACGTAGTGTTCGAGGCGCGCGACAGCAACAACAATGAAGCTCTTTGGTCCACAGGCGCCGTGAGCGGCTCGGCCACGATTCTGCTGGAATTCGACAAGGCGCGCTACAGCGTCACATCCTTAGGTGGTTTCGCCATCGCGGCCGACTCGGATGTGAGCGGAAATGCGGAACTGTGGGTCACGGATGGGACGGCCGCGCACACCTCGCTGCTCTATTTCACCGCCTCCTCGTCCGATTTCGACGATAATTTCAACCTTGCGCAGGTCGGGACCACCGCGCTGTTCGAGGCGCGCGATTCTTCCGGCGCAGTCGGACTGTTCGCTGTATATGGCGCGACCGGCGGCTATCTGGAGCTTTTGACGGGGATGCAAGGGCTCTTCGCCCTGCAACCCTCGGCGCTGACTGTCGCGGGCGGCAAGGCGTTCTTTTCCGCCTACAATCCCAGCGGTCGGATCGCTCTCTGGGTCACCGACGGAACCCTCGCCGGCACGGTCCAACTTCTCAGCACGAGCAGCGGCGCGCAGGCCTACCCGACTGATATCACGGCGGTCGGGTCGAGCGTCGTGTTTGAAGCGCAGTCCAGCGACGGCGCCAAAAACCTCTACTGGAGCAACGGCACGGTCGCGGGAACGCGCCTCGTCGCCGCCGGCCTGTTCAGCCTGAACACGGCGTCGCCAAATTTCTTCGCGTTCGGATCGCGCACATTGTTTGTGGCGGCCGATTCGAGCGGCAATCTCGGACTGTGGATCACCGACGGCACGACGGCCGGCACAAAGGAGATCGCGGGCGGCGCACAAGGGGCCTACAACCTGTGGCCGACGGGTTTCCGGGTGATAAACGGGCGCGCCTATTTCCTGGGAACCGATTCGAGCGGCAAAGTGGGCGTGTGGGGGACGGACAGCTCCGCCGCCGGCACGGTCGAGCTAATCTCGGGAATGCAGGGCGCCAATGCGCTTGTCCCGCAGAACCTGACGGCCTTTGGGGGCCGGGTGGCCTTCGTGGGCGTCGACGCCAACAAGCGCTACGGCCTCTGGGTCAGCGACGGCACGGCCGTCGGTACGGTCGAGGTTCTCTCCCTGCCGTTCGGGACGGCCGGTGTCGCGCCCTACATCGTCGGCGTCGTGGGGACCGACCTCATCGTCGCCGGCTACGATGCCACGGGCGCGCTTGCCGAATGGTCGATCGACGGAACGCCAGCCGACACCGTCGAGATCGCCACGACGGCGCCGGCTAGGGC